CAGCCTTTGTTCTCTACTGCACATCCTTTGATTTCTGGTGGTACTAACGCCAACACTCCATCTACTCCTGCTGACTTGAACGAAACTGCGCTGGAAAACGCTGTTATTCAAATCGCTGCTTGGACAGATGAACGTGGTCTGTTGATCGCTGCAAAACCGAAGAAGTTGATTATTCCACCTGCATTACAGTTCGTTGCAACTCGTTTGCTTGAAACTGAATTGCGTGTTGGTACAAACAACAACGACATCAATGCAATTAAGAACAATGGTGCAGTTCCAGAAGGTTACGCAATTAACCACTTCTTGACCGCAACAAACGCATGGTTCTTGACCACTGATGTTCCAAACGGTTTGAAGATGTTTGTTCGTACACCACTCCAGAACTCTATGGATGGCGACTTCGATACTGGTAACGTAAGATACAAGTCTCGTGAGCGTTATTCTTTTGGTGTTTCTGATCCATTAGGTACTTACGGTTCATACTAAACTCTCGTGAGGAGTTTGATCCCCAGCCTAAAAAACTGGGGATTTTTTTTGAAAAAAGATTGCACAAACCGTATAAAGTAGTAAACTTAAAGTATCTGGGTGATTACTCATAACACCACTGCCCCAGCAGACGATGCAAAGATCCGTTATGAGTACTTTTGCATAAGGAGTCCATTATGGGACGTAGTACATTTGAAGGTCCAATTTTATCTGGCGACAATCGTTTTGGTCCAGTTCGTGACGTTGGTTATACAGACCTCGTTCAAACCGCACTTTTAGATTTTTCAGTAACATCAGCTGGCACTAACTATGGTGGTGGTTCTGGTGTTTTTGTTGCTTCTAACAACATTCCAAACAGTGCTGCAACTATTTATACCCCACAATCTGGTGTATATAGCACAAACGGTCCTACTAAAGCATCTGCTCCTACAGCTGATGCAACAACTCTTGTATATCGTGGCGTAGTGTTCTATTTGCCATATAGCTGCAATATCACTGACGTTATCCTTGATATTGGTACAGTTCCTAAAGATAGCGCTGGTACACCTTTGGCAGTAACTGCGATCCAACCATATGTTTCTAACAACTTTGCAACTTCTACTGGTGTTTATGCAACATTTGCAAACATCTCTAGCCCAGCTGCACAGCGTTATACAGCAACTTATGTTGGCTCACAGTTAACCAATAGCAACGCTACTTTGCAAGATTTCCAAAACTTACAACCTGGTCAACAGCCTTCATGGTTTAGCCAAGTAGTTGTAACTTTGGGTATGACTACATCAGCTGCTGGTTTATCTTCTGGTCAAGTTGAAATAACTTTACGTTACAACCAGAATGATATGAACATTGGTACAAGTACAACTTACCCATACGGTAACTTTGACTAATTAATCCTCTTGGGGGGCTAAACACCCCCCTTTTTTAAAACTTAGGAGATTAATTATGACAATGCAATATGATGTTTTATCATCGTATAACACGACATCGCCAGCTAATATCACGTCTAACAGGCAGCGCCTAAAAGGAGTTGTATATTTAGGGTCTGGAACTTCTGGAGCTATTACCTATACAGATACTACTAGTGGTGCTATCTTGTACAAAATGAGCGTAGCATCCACAGATACATACACTATTAACTTAATACTTCCAGGCGAAGGTATTTTAGCTGCGGGTGGTTTAACGATAACATTTAGTGGTTGCACTTACGTAACAACTATATATGGCTAAGACTCCTGCCTGGCAACGCAAAGAAGGTAAAAGTCCTACTGGCGGCTTAAACGCCAAAGGTAGGGCTTCTGCTAAAAAAGAAGGTATGAATTTAAAAGCACCACAGCCAGAAGGTGGTTCACGGAAAAAATCTTTCTGTGCTCGTATGGAAGGCATGAAGTCTAAGTTAACATCAGAAAAAACAGCTAAAGATCCAGATAGTAGAATTAATAAGAGTTTAAGAAAATGGAAATGTTAAATGTCCATATTCGAGATATTAACTGTAGTAGCATATGTTTTAGGTGCTATCGTGAGCTTTGTGCTTAAAGAGAAAGCTGATGAGCTTGCACGTCAAGGCATCCTTTTGAATAAGACTCGTGAGGAGATAGCTCGTGATTACATTACTAAAATTGAAGTGCGTAATGATATGGACCAAATTATTAACCGCTTTGACCGCATTGAAGCAAAGCTTGACAGGTTTATTGAAGGACATAAATAATGCCAAGTAAGTCCAAACGACAGCATGATTTTATGGAGGCAGTAGCCCACAACAAGGCTTTTGCCAAAAAAGTAGGAGTTCCTCAATCGGTAGGTGAGGATTTTGCAAAAGCCGATAAAGGCAAACATTTTAAAAAAGGTGGAATCAACATGGCAACAAGAAAACGTAGTGTAAACCCAGCGATGGCTATGATGGCAGCTCGTGCCATGCCAACTCCAGCTGCTGCTCCAATGGCACCTCCAGCAGGTCCTATGGCTGGTGGCATGAAACATGGTGGTTTGTCTAAAGAGCATCACAAACATTTAGCTCATCACCATTTAGCGATGGCTGAACACCATATGAAAGAGCATGAAGGTCATCACACTAAAAAGATGGCTAAAGGTGGTCATGCTCATGCTGAAAAAGAACATGAAATGCACCAGGCTAAAGAACTTCGTAAACTTGCTAAAGAAGAAGAGCACGAAGCAGCTGGTATGCGTCATGGTGGCAAAGCCCATATGAAGAAATATGCAATGGGTGGTGCTATTAAACGTGAAGCCAGCACAGAGCCTCGTGGTCATATGAAAGAAAAAGAGACTATGGGTCCTCGTGGCATGAAACATGATGTTGAAGCTGGTTCTAACAAACTTGGTCGTTTTGGAGAATCAAAAGTTCAAAAACGTGGTCATACTGAAGATCGAAAACCAAAGATGCATAACGAAGGTGACAACACTATTGGTACATCTGGTTCTATTTCTGGTAAAAAACACGGTGGTCATATTAAGAAAATGGCTTCAGGTGGTTCTACTTCTAGTCGTGCTGATGGCATTGCTAAACGTGGTCATACCAAAACCAAATACTGTTAATTAGGAGAAATCTATGTCACACGGACACAAAAAACATCACGAGCACATTGAGCATCATCTGAAAGAACATGATGGTGGTCATGCTCATGGCGGTCATATCCACAAACATCACGCTCACGAAAAGCATTTGAAAGAGCATGATGGCGGTATGCATGGTCACAAACATCACCACGAGCACGTTGAAGCAATGTGCGGTGGCGGTCACGCTCATAAGTAATGAGAGCCAGCCGAGGGATGGGAGCAGTTAACCCATCTAAGATGCCACGCAAAAAGATTATCCAGAGAAAAGATAATCCTGATGCTGTTGAGTTTTATGCCAAAGGTGGGCAAATTTGGGATAAACCAAGACCGAAAGATCTTGGGAAACCAAAGAAATTGTCTTCAGCTAAAAAAGCTAGTGCGAAAGCGATGGCAAAGGCAGCTGGTAGACCTTATCCTAATTTAGTCGATAACATGAGAGCTGCAAGGAAGAAAAAATGAATTTATTTGATCGAGTTATAAATTACGTCAAGAGTGCTGGTCATGCAGTGGAAGGTGAAGAGCACAAATTGTTAAACGAATTTGCTGCGTATTTGGCAAGTGAAAAAGTAGCTTTGGGATTCTCAAATTCCCCAGTGGTAACATCTTTTGCTGCTTCTTTAGTTCCAGCATCAGAACCTGTACAAGTTGCTCCCGTAGCTGAAGCATCTCCTGCTGTTGAAGCTGCTCCTGTAGAAGCACCAGCCAGCGTAACTATCAATGTTGAAGAACCAGCATCTGCAACCGTTGAAATTACTGCTCCCGTTGATCCAGAACAAAATGTTGCGAGTTAATCATGGCAGAAAAATGGATTCAACACGCTATCAAAAAAGCTGGTGCGTTGCGTAAGGCTTTGGGAGTAAAAGAAGGACATACTATCCCTGAGAAAAAACTGGCTGCTGCTGCTAAAAAACCTGGCAAGCTAGGTCAACGTGCTCGTTTAGCAGAAACTCTTAAAGGCTTTAAGCATAAATAATGGCTACTTCAGGGACATCCGTATTTGACCTAAACATGAACGACCTCATTGAAGAGGCGTTTGAGAGGTGCGGTGTCGAACTTAGAACTGGTTATGATTTTAGGACAGCTAGACGGTCTTTAAATCTTTTAACAGTCGAATGGGCAAACCGTGGAATTAACCTTTGGACTATCCAAGAAGGTCAAATTCCTATGGTTACTGGACAGATTACCTACCCTCTGCCGATAGATA